TTGATCTCCATAAGATTCTGCATTACCAGCATCCAAATGAAACATTAAATTATCAGTTATAACACCACCAGCACCACCAGCGATAGTTATAATATCCAACATTTCAGTGTATCCAATTGCAGTAGCCTTTAAATTTGCACCACCTTCTAAAGTATCTGTATAACCTTTTTGACAGTATATAACTTTATCTGAAGGAAGAGAATAAGTTCCAATAACTATTCCAGCAGCATCCTTTCTAGTAAGAGTTACAGCAGAAGAATCACTGTTATAAACTCTTACTACTGGAGCTTTGCTTATATTTGTAGCAGATCCTAAACCCGTCTCAGCAGATAATACTTTCATTATTCTTCAGATTCTGTTTCAGCAGTATTGTCTATTTCGGTTTCACTTTCCACTTCTTGGTCACCAAACATTGAAGCACCAACACTTGGTTTTGATGCGTCTACTTTCTCTGCACTTTTAGCATACAAGATCTCTTTAATCTTATCACTAACATCATTGGCAGATTTGTCAGCCACCATCATATCGATTAAATCATCCATTTTGTTACATTGTAATTAAAACTAAAGATATTTATATCTCTCCACCCTTCGGCATTTGAGTCGGTGCTTGCTCTTCTGGCATTCCATCTGGAACAGTACCCATCATATCGTGACCTGCAAGTGCTTGATCAGCTGGCATACCTGTCATTGGATCCACTGGCATATTAGGGTCTGCAATAATTCCATCCTCAATTTCTTTTGCTATTTGCTTATCCATCTCTTCCATTTCAGTTTCTGTCTGCTTAAGAACTTTTGATCTTACATATTGAGCAGAGAAATATTTGCCCATATATGGTTCCATAGAAGCAAGAACACCTAACTGCTCTTGAAGAAGTTCATTCTCTTTAAGATCGGAGAAGTGATTATCATACAAGAAATCATACTGAATATGTTCTTCTAATGAATCCCAATCTTCTGGAGTAATGATATTCTTAAGAATTAACTGAGTCTTCAACATATCATTGAATACACCAGAGAATCTCTTACGTAATCTACCAACAAACTTAGTAAATTTAAGTTCATCTCTTAAAATTTCTGATGATCTACCTAGATTGAATCCACCTTGACTATCGAGTCTACTCGATGGAACATTGAGTGACTTATAAAGTTTAGTCTGAAAATACTCAATATCAGTAAGTTCACCTAAGTTTTGTCCACCAGGTAAAGTTGTGATTTCAGTTCCTCTACCCCCTTCACGTCTAGGAAGCCAGAAATCTTCCAACATTGCCATGTATTTCTTATCATCTCTAATCTCTCCAGTATCAGCATTATAAACCAGTTTATTTCTATAACGGTTCATAACATCACGCAGATATTGCTCTGCCTTGATCTTAGGAAGATTACCTACATCAATGTAGAATATTCTTCTTTCTGGAGCACGAGATAATCTGTAGATAACAAGACTATCCTCAACCATTCTCAACTGGTTAAGTGCTTTAATTGCTTTATGTAAGTAAGATAATACTGTTTGCTTATTGCGATCTACTAATCCCGAAGTAACAAATGTAATTGCATCTTTTGCTATTTTTACTGCACCTTTTTGATCTTTTGTTGGAATTATACCACTACCCTTAGTTACGGTATTTGGATCATATAGATAAAACTCATTAATTTTAGGAGCATCATATGCTTTTATATCTGTTGCATTATTACTTACATCAAAAGGTGACATATTATTCGATCCAGTCCTTTCAACTTGACGAACTAATCTAATCTTAAGTGGATCAATAAATCTAATCTCTTGAATACCATTATCTGGTTTTTGTATATCTATTACCTTATGATAGAAAACTCTTCCATCAATATACCAGGTACGAAAAATCTCATGACACTTCTTATCGAAGTTCATGAGCTCTTTGATATATTTAAATTCTGATCGAATATGATCTTTTAACTTATCTGATGCATTAAGATTTGATAATTCAATCTCTACAGGAGAATCATTCAAATCAGAAACAATTGCTTCATTCACAACATCTTCAATAGCACTATCACACTCTGGATGTAGACACATTTCACGGTATCTACGAATCAGATCTTGCTCACTTTTATAAACTCCTTCAATATCCACATACTGCCCATAGAATCCACTAGAGACATAAAAATCTGACTTATCCTCATCACTAGGGGGTATAGGAGATATGACCCCCTTTGATTTGTCATCCCCATCGGGGATTTTAAATCCAAACAGTTTTGCCATTGTATAAATGTTTTGCTACTATTATAGCATTATTTATGATTATGCGCCAGTGCCAAGTTGTGATTCTCCTCTAGGATCTAGAGCATCCCACCACTGTACTTGTAAATCGACACTGAATTCTTCGATAACATCTGAACTATCGTATGATAGAGCAATGTCCGAAACATTAGTTGGAAATACACCGTAGAACTTGTATGCCTTAAGAACAGGAACATTAGTATCTGTTGCTGGTACTATACCACCAACTGCTGATCTTCCTAATTGTCTTACAAATACATCTTTCTGATATGATGTAGGATCTGTCAATCCTGCATTATCTTCATGCTTATTAATTAAGTTCATCCATCTTTCAAAAGCAGTTCTAACTCCGAAATCAACATCGTTGATAACGGTAACTGTCCAAGGATCAAAGGTTCTGTCTCCAGAAATCTTTAAATTCCTTCCTCTAAATGGAATATTGATTGGTGTAATATTAGATGCTGGAAGAGCAGCTGCTTTAACCAGAAATCTAACTTTATCCGTAATTTCATCTCTTGTTGATGAAGTAGGGATTGCTTCGTCGGGGAAGAATAACTCGCATTCAAATAGATTCGGACGAGCACCACCCCCGACCATTCTACCCTTGAATGCATCAAGGGTTCTATCCTTCGTTGCAGGAATGTTTAGGTTGGCCATTAATGTTTTCCTCTAAGTAAATTAATTAAACGTTTCCAACGACTTCTTCAAAACTAACTCCAGTGCGAGTTGCAACAAAAGTAAGTCCGATAAAGTTAATAGATCTTGCTGGTTTAACAAAGATGTCAGCTCTAAATTGATTAGAATCAATAACGTCAGGTGTGTTATTTGTCTCATCACAAATAACTACATATTCATTGATTCCTCGTTTCGCTTTAACATCACGTAGATAAGGATCAACAATATTCAAGAAGTTCGACCTAGTAATTACATCATTAAACTCGAACAACTGATCTCTTGCTGCTCTTTCAATCGTATCCTCAATAGTAAGGAACAAACGACGAACGTTAATGCGATCAAAGGCAGAAGCATATCCAAGTCCAGTCTTATCTCCAAAGAGAATAATACCAGCACCAGGAGAAGCAATAACTGGATTGATTCTCTTAGGATAAAGTAGATCTCTCTGTGCCTGTGATGGATTGTATGCAAGTTTAATTGCTCCATTGATTGCACCTCTAGAAGATCCAGCAGGTGAGAACCAAGAGAAGGAATTAATTGATGTTCTTGCCATCAATCCAGCAATATCACCATTTAAAGGAAGATATCTATACTCATTATTCCATCTATCAAACGCATACTTATAACCAGAATCAAACACCGCATAAGATGATGATTGAATCTTATCATAGTAATCAAGTATATTATTTGTCTGTGTATCACTATTTGATACATTAACAACACCTCCACGATGTGGAGAAATACAAGCAATACAATCCTTTCTTTCAGATGCAATAGCAACTAGTTCTGTTGCCTTTGCTTGTGAATCCCAGATATTAGAACCACCAGATGGTCCTTGAAGTATGAAGTTAATGTCATACTCTGCAGGATTCCTAAGTTTTCCATAGGATTGTAATATGTCTCCACGAGTTGCAGCATATCCACCAGCAGAAGTGTAATTTTGACCTCCACTTAATGTAAAAGTCTCAGCACCACGAACATCAAATGTAACTCCCTGTGCATCTTGCCCAGTAGTTCCAGTATTTGTTGCTGTAAATGTGTTATTTGCACCAGCAGTCAATCCAGATGCAGAACCTGAAGTTGAATAACCAACATAAATGTAATTTGAAGTCTGTGCAATAACATCTTTAACATAGTATTTTTCAGTTGGAGAAACTTTTCCATCCTTTGCTTTAGATAGATAAGTGTGCTTCTCAACAATGTTTCCTGCAATTCCAGTTACGGTTCCTTTGTCATCAACAACAACGATATGCATTTCATCGTTCTTAGCACTTCTTTCTGAAGAATACTGAGACGTTCCAGGTTTTTCTGCAATTGTCTTCCAAGGAATATCTTGATTAGTTAATCCAAGAGTTTGCTCATTATACCAATCCTTTACAGATGTCACAGATGTTACAGTTTTCTTAGCAGTGTGAGCTGCATCAGAAAAATACATTACGTTTGTATTAGTATTGGTATCTACAGTTCTTGTGAATGCAAATCCTACTGTACCGATACCAGTAATTGTTTGATCTACTGTAACTTCAGATGTTCCGATTGAAACAATCTTAGTTCCTGTTGGAACAGTTACAAGAGTAGATGCTGTAGAAACAACGTCTCCTACTGCAAGATCTTTACTTGCATCTCCATTAAGATTTGAAGTAGTAATACCAGTGATGGTAATATCATATGCAGTATCAGTAGTACCCTCTGTTGTTCCAAGACCAGTAGAAGTGGGAACACTTGTTACTACTGGTGTTGCAAAAGAAAGTTCCCCATAATCAGTAACACTCGAAACACCTGCATCACTTACCCAATCGGTAATTTTTATATCAACTGTATAATCCCAGTTTGTTGTTGAACCAGTTGTAACTGCAGTTGAAAGACCAGTAACTATACCTCTCAAATATCCATCATAAGATGAAGTATTTCCAGTACCAACAGCAGCACGAACTACTGCAGCAATTGATTGAGTAACTCCCAAACCAACTGCATAATTAGCTGCTTCGTCTTTAGTAGCAGTAATTGCAACTCTTTGATCAGCACCAGCATCAACTGTACAAACTTTTAAATCATTTCCCCATGTGCCAGGATCTTTAGCAGCATATGAAAATGTTAATGGTTCATTTGAAGTTGTTGTATAATTCTCTTGATAATTATCATACGATTTAATTTTTAAAGTTGCTCCTCCAGTAGATGAAGGTGTTGTTCCAGAATTCGCATTATTGAGTGTTGTTCCGTCTGATCTGAATACTCTTAGGATTCCTCCATAAGAAAGATAATTAGATGCAGTTAACCAATACTCATACTGTGCGTCTGTTGAAAGTGGCTTTCCAAAGGTAGCGACAAGATCTTGTTCATTCTCAATTAAGATTGCTTCATCGATTGGTCCTTTCTCAAATGGACCTGCGATTGCACCAACCTGCTCATTTGCTCCTGTAATGCTACCAATAGTTAAGTCAACTTCCCTTACCTTGGTTCCAGGTGATACTAAGTTAAGCGACATGTCTTTCCCTCTTATAGAAAATTCAATTTTTTTTACTAAAATTATTTATAAATTACTTACTCTTACATGCATTTTTACATGTAGTCCCACATGTAGTTCATACCACCACCCTTATCTCCATATTCATCTGCATACCACCTTTCACCTTCAGGATCTACAAAAGAGGTGTCTTCAGTTAACCCATCAGACACAAAACCAAAAGGTGCCATGTCCTGTTCTATTTGGTTCTTCTGCTCATCATATAATCTCTTTCTTACATCTTGATCTGTGAGTTCTTTAAAGTAGTCTTGAGCAACTAACCATGCATAAATTACCAAACACATAGCAAGGTCATCGTTACATCCATCCTCTGCCTCAAATGAATTACTCTTAGATATGAAAGTAGTTAATTCTGAAATAATTTCATAATCATTAAAGTATAGTTTATCATCTTCAATCATAGCCTTAAGGTTGAGTGCTCCTACCTTTTTAACTGTCTTAGACATCTTGACTCCCAATTGAGTCTTCTTACCAGAAAATCCTTGACCCACTATCTGACCTGCTCTACCTCTCATAGAACACATCAATAAATTGGTATACTCTAGATCAAAGTTTAGAATAGCAGCAACCTGATCCCCTACATCATTCACTTCGCATAAAATAAATGCATTATTATAATTTCTTGCAACCTCATATATGATATTGGGAAATATCATTGGTTTAATTTCATTATTTCTATACTTTGCTACTACCTTATGGGGGAACTCAGTGATATCAACTACTACAAATGCTGAGTAATCTTCCCCTACCCCTCGTGCAACGTCAACAGTAATTAAATAATCATGTTTATCTTGAACAGGATGATATACATCTAATCCAGCACTTTTGGTTACTGGATTATCATATACTAATGTTTTTAACTTACTTGCAGCAATTAATGTATCAATGGATCCTAAGAACTCACACTCAAACTCAATTTTAAATTGTTGTTCAGATGTGTTTGCTATAGTTTGTTTTTTCCATTTAGCATTTCTACCAGGAACTTCTGACCAATGAACATCTGTAGGGACATACTCATTCTTACCTTTCTCTGCATCATGCCACATTCGATAGAAGTGATTCATACCATGTGGGGTTGAAACTATTATTACTTTTGTACTTTTACCAGAAGTAATAGTAGGGTAAACACTAGCAAAGAAAGAGTCAGCGATGTGATTGGGAACAAAAGCAAATTCATCCAAGAAAAGGATATTGAAAGACATACCCCTAACAGCACTAGCAGAGGTAGACGCAGCCAAGATTTTTGAACCATTTTCCAACTCCATTGAACCTTTGTTCCATGCTATAATTCCCTGTTGCATCCATCTTGGTAAATTTTCATAAGCAGTCTGCAATCTACCAAGAAGTTCCCTAGCAGTCGCAGCCTTGTTAGCAAGAATACCAATATTAACACTGTCATTAAAGACAGCATAATGTAATAGATATGCAACCACCGTTGTAGACTTACCAGTCTGTCGTGGCATTTTACATATATTAAATCTCTCTTTATGGAATCTTTTTATTAACTTCTCTTGAAATTTATAAGGTGCAAATGGTACAAGACCTTCATCCAGATTAACAATCTGAACATACGTTTTTGCAAAATAAACTGGATTTTTCTTACACTTTATAAATTCGCTAATCTGATCTGCACTAAATTCAACTGGGGTATTTGCCTTTTTTAAATTAGGATTACCCAGATATATATTTTCAGAAGACATAATTAATTTTTTCCTGCATACAATAAGGGTTCAGTTGGATCTCTTCTTACTGGATTATAATAAAGAACCATACCTTTTGGATAAACTTTCTCTATTTCTGCTCTTACTTCTGCTTTGGTTGGTCTTGAGAATTTACCAAAGAACATTTGAGTCTTGATAGTTCTTCCTCTCCAATTTACAAAAATCACATAAGTTTTACCTCTTTCCTGAAGACGAAGATATGACTCATAAGTAAATGTTTTCTTCTTGATCTTAGTATCATTCTCACCAGTTCTACCTGGTTTCATTGTTCCTGCTGTAAATCTTTTGATATTTCTACCCTTTTTACCTTCACTGTCTTTACCAAGTCCACCTTTTCTCGTTGCAGTAACAGTGCCAGTTTTCTTCGTCTGAGTAAGAACTGCATCTTGTCCATACTTTTTACCAAGTTCTTTTACTGCTTTCTTAAACTTTCTCTTACCTTTTTTACCAGAGGTAACAACGTGACTACGTTCTTTAACCTTAGTTACTTCACCAGTCTTGTCATCTTTCTCGTCCCATCTACCTTGTACCTTAGTAGCACCAGGAAGACCCTTACCCTTAATATCACGATCTAACTGCTTTGCTCTTGCCTTATTTTCCTTAGAAGATTTGTCACCACGACTTCCAGAGATGATTGCCATTCCACCCTTATCGGATTTAGATTTGATTCTAGAGAGACTACTCTCATCAATCTTATAATCATCTTGTATATCATCTGGCACATTCTCAGTGCTACCAGAAACATACTTAGCATGTACCTTTCTTGCTAACTGTCTCTTTGCTCTTGCACCAGCATCCATTGCCTTTTGAGGCTCTTTCTTTTTATCTTTTTTACCTGCAACTTTATTCATTGCAGATACTGCTTTTTTTCTAAAATCAGATAAATTCATTAGTCTTCAGATTCCCCTTTAGTATTTAGAACACCTTCCTTTATTAGTTTAGATAAATCTGAGGTGGAACCCACAAATAGTGCATTATTAACAGTTGTTGGTCCTTTCTTATCTTCTTTACCCAATTCCTTCATCTTAGTTTGAAGATCAATCAATTTATCAGTAGTATCTCCAACACTTTTAATTAATTGTCCAACAACTTCATAACCTCTTGCAGATTGGCCATCTTGTGCTACTTCCAAAATACCATTAATTGCTTCCTGACCCTTTTCTATTAACGAATAAAGATTACCTCTTGTATATTCGTAATCAACAGTAGATTCTGTTTTTTCTCCAACATTTTTTAATTGATCCTTTCTTGTTGTACCCCCACCTTCTGGAGTGTCGATTGCTTCTACTTCCTTAGTTTCAATGTCTAAAGCATTGTCTATAGCATCAAATTTACTCATACGTCAGTACCCTTACTTGGACTATAATTTAAACCATCAACACCAAAATCATAACGTTGCTCACTAAATCCAAAGTCATCTCCCATTTCAACAAGAGCATCGTCAGCAGCATTTACAGCATCTATAGAATCTCCATTAATATGAGTATCTGTGGTTGTTCCATCTTGACCTCTCTTAACAGTAATATTATTACCATCAATTGCCTTAATAAACATTAATTCATTTCCAATTGCAATGTAAGTATCAACAAGTAATCCAGATGCATCTGCAACTAGGAACTTAGTCTTAGACTTAGTGATATCCTCTCCAAGAACTGTTGCATTGTCATCGTTATAATCCTTAAGTGCTCTTGGTTCAGCAACATATCTTTGAGTTCTTGGTGCAGTCTTAACTGCTTCAGTTGAATAATCAACCTGAACCTTCTTAATAAGTCCAGTAGAACTATCTGCAACTGGTCCAAATAAGTATGTTTTAGCAGTAAAATCTAAAGTATGGATTATAACTCTTTTTTCATCCATTCCACTATCATAATTATCGTCAAATGATACACTTTCCAAAACCATTGGTATATCTCGTTTTTCACCAATAGATTTAACCAAATCTACTGTCAAATTAAATGATGGTTGAAAATATGGTAATATCTGTTCAATAATTTGTAAAGAATCTTCATTGTATTGAGTCATTGCATATAACTTAAAACTTAAATTATATGGAACTGGCATGAATACCTTTCTAGCAGATTTGGATCCATCTGTAGTAAAGGCTTTAAAAGTTTGCATTGTTGAAACTTTTCTTGATGAATCATAAGAAATTCCATCCATCTCAAATGCTATTCTTGGTAATGTTATTGCAACTCTCTTTCTTAAATCTGGTTTTTGTTCTAATCTTGCAAGAAATTTCTCTGTTGGTCCATAAGCAATGGGAACCCTTACCGTAGAAAAGGCTGCTCCTGCAGATGTTTGATGTTTAATATCAATTGTATTGAAAAGAGTACCAAAGGCAATAATAGTCCTTCTAATAATCTCGTGATAATAATAGGTTCCTAGCATATCAAGTCCTCCTTATATTATATTTAGAAGTCTCCAAATGGATTATCTTCAGTAAAGTCCAAAAGTGCATCTGCTTCTGATTCTACAAGAATATTTTCATTGTAAAGATCATACTCATCTTGGTCAGATGTACTCTGGACAATATACTTAGCATCAGATCCATTATTAGAAGTTCCTATACCAACAACTGCTTCTCCAATTGCAAAACCACTTCCAGAAATATTGTTAATCTTAAGAATCCTATCATCACTATCCCAAGATTCAACATATGCAGTACTTCCAGTAGAAACACCTCTAACCATCTCTCTAAAGAGATAATTTCCAGTGTTAATACCAGAGGCAGGAGCATCTATAATAACATTTGGTGCTACTGTATATCCAGCACCAGCATTAGTGTATCTAATAGCATTCAAACCACCAGCAGTATTAACTATAGCAACAGATGCTGCATTAGTTCCTCCAGATGGGGCAACTCCAATAAGAACAGTTGGTGTTGATCCATATTCTGCACCAGAATCGTTTATAGTTGGTATAGTTAGAGATCCTTGTGAAATTATAGCAGTTGCAATACCACCAGTTCCAAATGCATTCTGACTTCTAATAGTAATAACAGGTGGTACAGTGTAACCATAACCTGGATTAGTAAGTTGAATATTATCAATCGATTGACCAGTCTGTCCAGTTCTACTTGTCATGATTGCAACAGCAGTTGCATTTATTCCACCACTTGGAGCAGTAGCAATTCCAACTAATGGTGCAATTGTATATCCTGTTCCATCATTAATTAAATCAACTTGAGATACTGAATAACGTCCAGTTCCAAGTGATCCAGTATTTTCTGCTACAACAACAGTAGCAGTTGCTGTTGATGCACCAAGACCAACCATAGTAAGTCTTTGTGTAAATCCAAACTCAACTGCAGCCTCATCAACTTCGGCAATACTTGTATCAATTAGTTCATCAGCAGCATAATCCATTACTTCACAACTTAATGTGTAAACATAGAGATTATTCAACTGATAAAATGGTTTCTTACCTTCAACATACTTAATCTCAAACATAGTATTATCTAAAGGTAAGTATATTAAATCACCTTCTTCTGGCCTTGTTGCTAATTCAATTTGACTATCTGCTGCCATAAATGGACTAATAAAATCCTCATACCTTTCTTTAGATACTACAAAAGTAACTTGATCAGTTGTTTGAACTCCAAATTTAGATAAAATATCTCCATTACCTTCAAATCCTTCATAATTTAACAAATATGCTTCCATCCGATAAGCATCATCAAATACAGAGGCAGTAACCTCTTTCATAATAGTATTTTTGTTTATGACATTTCTTGGAAGATATACTACGTCCTGTCCATAAATTTTTAATTGTTCATTAATTAGATCCTGAACTAATCTTTGTTCATTGGATGATCCTTGAAGGAAATACGGAGAAAGTGGCATAACATTATCCTATCATATCCAGTGGAGGAAGTTCGTACTCGTTCCTAAGTTCATATTCAATTTGCTCAATTTCCTTTACTGCATCATCGTAAATCTGTCTACCATTTAATTGAACTCCACCAGGTAACATAACTCCTTGAAACTTAATAAGATTTTGCCCCCACTGTTTCTTAATAATTGCGGTTAAATACCGTTTTAACCAGAAATCATTATAGATATCTGATGCATTTGCTGGATCTACAATTCTATAACAATCTAAAATTATATACTGATCTTCAGTAAATTCCTTCCAATCAATATCCATATACAATCTATGTTGTTTTTTATTAAACCTAATTTGAATATCTGGAGTAATTAATCTACTCAAATCTTCCATATAGGTTTTCGTCATTGTATAATTTAATAAATCAAGTGCTCCATAATAATAAAGATCATTCAAGAACAACTGGTACTTAAGATTAAACATACCACTAGATATGGTACTATTATCCATTTTAAATACTTTTTCTACACCAATCACATGATCTGGTAGTTGTAAAAAATTATAATTTTCTTGCCATCCTAATGTAGTTACACCAACACCAGTTGTTGCTGTACTAGTTGTAATTCCAGAAGCACCTCCCTCAAGTATTGTTTTTTCTTCTAAAGTTACTTTGTGCTTTAAAAAAGTTCTCTCAATACCATCAAAATGTCTTTCTTGAAAATATTGTAGAGCGTCATCTACCAGATCATCAATCTGATCATCATCTACATTAATTTCCAATACAGGATATCCTAGTCTTCGTAGACTATAATCTATTAATCCTTGTCTGGTTGATGGTTTGCTCATTCGTCGAATCCTTCTTCGTTATCTTCTGTTTCTCCATTTTGTAATTTGAGAAACTGTTCTTCCAAATCCATATAGTCTTTGGTCATAGATGCTATTTTTGCTTCCATTAGAACGTTTTGATTAATCAATTCTGATAATTTTTTATGATAATGATTAACCAAAATATTCACATCAAGTTCACGATTCATGTTTAGAATTGACCTCCATCGATTGTTGTCGTCCAGACTGGAATGCCAGAAGCATTCGTTGTTAGTATATAGTTGGAAGTAGAGATACCTGCAGCAGGGTTTGAAGTTGAAGTTAACTTACCAGTAGCATCAAAATATGCTGCACCACTAGCCCACCAATCTCCTGATCCACTAGTTGCACCTTGGTAGTAGATACCCCTAACATCTAGGAATCCTCTTATACCAGCAGCAACATTACCTGTTACAACAGCTTCTGGAATAAAAGTCCATGATCTTTCTGGAACATTAGTGTTGGATTCTCCAGCACTATCATTCATACCAAAGAAACCAGTTTTATTATTTGCTACACCAGAACTAATGTTATAGTTGTAAGCAATACCACGGTCAGTGTTAGTATCATAACCATGTGTAATGGTTAATTGAGTGGTTGTTGTAATACCAGCAGTTGTTTGACCATCAATATAAACTGTTGAAATTCCAGCAGCTGTTCCATAATATGCTATAGTTGTTGTTCCTGCACCTGGAAGTGCTGAACTACCAGTAATAGTATCTCCAGTATTAACACCAACAATACCATCAAGAGTAATTGCAGAAGTACCAGATCCAACAGTAGCAGTAACTGTTCTTACACTGGTAACATCACCAATAACCATAACTGGATCATTTACAGTAGCATTGGTAGAGTTAACAGTAGTTGTTGTTCCATCAACCTGTAAACTACCTTTAACTACAACTAAACCATCGCTACTCAATCCATCGGGATATGGGTCAATGAATAGTGTATTACCACCACCAGATCTGGTTGAAATAACATTGGAAGAAATTCCAATGTTGTCAACAACAAGTCCACCTACAATTTCTACTCCAGAATTATAAACCCATGCTTTACCAGTTACTTGAACCGTATCGGTTCCATTTTCATCATATTCAATACTTGCATCTTTATTTGCACCAAATGATAGTTTAGTATCATCGTTAATTACGATATGACCATTAGATCCTGGTGAACCATTAGTAACAAAATTGATATCTCCATTTGTATTGTTAGAATATATTGTATTTCCATCAATTGTTAAATTATCTACGTTCCACTGATCAACTCTTGGCATACTTGCATCAGCAGTTCCTGCACCAAGTCCAGTAGCATTTAAACCAGGACTACCTGCAGAGGATACATCAAGAATTGGAATAAATCCGTTAGACAGTGTACTACCATTTGCATTTGCACCACCAGCAACTGTTCCTGGTGTACTTGACATCATATCGGTGTAATACTTACCACCGATACTAATTGGATTAGAATCTGGATTATCGTTATTACCTACGTATAATCTACCACCCCCATTTCCTTGGGTTCCATTGGTCATGGTGACCGCTAATTCACCATAATTTATAGTTGACGGAGCAGTTGCACCAGTCGATCTTTTTACTCGAATAATACTGGCCATTTAAAAGCTACCTCCGTTGATATTTAAGTTTTGTGTTGCTCCTGGGGTCAATTCCGATGTGGCTTCCCATTTAGATGTGGAGGTATTATAAACTAATACCATTCCATTACCAAGTCCACCAGAAATGTCAACGTCACCTAATGCCCCCAAAGTACCTCCACTACCTGCAATCGCAGATACAACTTTAGTAGCGTTTTTCGATCCAACTCGAACTTTAATGTCTGCCATATTTCTATAGGGTAACTCCAGCAGTCACAATTGCACTACCACCAACAACTCTGGTTTTTGTACCACCAGCATCAGTGACTAGTATATCATAACTATATCTACCAGACTTTAATGTCTTGGTAATGGTATCTGTCAATGATATCTTCAATTGTCCTTGTGTTCTATTAGGGAATGATACAGTAAAAGTTGCAGTATCGTTTAAAGAAGCTGGATGCTTCTTTATCTTTGCATCACCTGTATACCCTGTTAAATCCAAAGGAGCACTATTATTATCTTCAAGTGTGTAAGTCTGATTAAAATCAGCCCCAGCATCAATTACTATATTGTTAACGTATGCTGCCATTATTAAATCAGTTAAAATCTACCTTCAGGTATTTATAAATCATTTACTCACCATTTGCTTTAAAAGAGTTTTTATCTCTTCCATTTCACTCTTTAAAGAGTCTAAATCGGTTTTTACTTGATCTAAACTCCTTTTTTCTTTATATTTTGTCTCTGATAATTGCATAAATTTATCAAATTCACTTTTATTTTGATTTACTATGGCATTAGAGTCCATGTCTCTTACTAAAGAGACATCTGACTTTACCTTTACAAAATTATTCATTATCCGTCAATTTTAAATGATCTCAATGCAATAGACCTAAAGTTTTTAATTCTTGGTGGTGTTGCTTGATTTGTAGAAGTCATAATAATTTTAATCATAAATGCATTGAATTGTGTAGTATTTTCAGCAGTAAACTTATACTCACTAAATTCTCTTCTATTGTTATTTGAATTTACTTCTTTATCTGGTAAACCATTTGTATTGAATGGAATATAAGAAGTTGATTCGGATCCGTCTAGTCTATAGAGTTTATAGAAAGCACGAATATTTGCTCCCTTCTCTCTATGCCCATCTAATTGAACATACAGTGAATTGGATGTAAATTCAAGTGCAATCTTCTTAGTCTCATAAATTGCATTATTTGGATCCATTCCAGCAACCCTTGGTCTACTATCCGTTACCCAATTATTATCAGAAATTGGTTGATCTACAAGATTGCTCATTGTAATAATATTTGCTGTTTCTAAATCAACAATAGGAGAAACATCTTCTTTATCAGTTGCTAATGTCATCTCAAGAGCAAATGATCTTTGATTTTTAAGTATTCCAAATTCATTAACTTTAGAAGCAACAATTCTTGGAGTATCTAAGTAATTTAATTTATTGAGAGCAACATTTTCATATCCTTTATCAATAAATGAAGCTTCATTGCCACTTATACTTGTTCCAGAAGTTGTTTTAATCCTAGAAGTAATACTTGTGCCAGTTGGAGTAATCGTACTTATTCTTGGATCAATAACTTCAAATGGAACATTTTGGGATACTTGAAGAACATCACCACCACCAGATTTTGTTATATTGAATGATTTACTATTATCTGTAATCCTGACATGATAACTATCAAATGTTTTTTCTCTAGGGTCAATGTCATGTTCTCCATTAATCTTCCTTAAAGAAACACCATTAAATTCATACTTATGAACAAAAGCATTTGCTGCATGATTAGATTTTAAACTAGAATCAATTGATCTAGTATTAATAGTAATATCATTTCCAGAAATGCTATTATAAGAAATAATTTCTTTATCTACCTTTAAGTATCCTGTTTGACCTGCTCCAACCGCAGTTCCTTCAAAAGTAGCAAATGCAGCACCATCAGCAACAGTTAATGTTGTTGAATCATTATCGACATTTGCTGATAAAGTTGTTGGAGTAATATCACTTGCAAAATCTACAATTTTAACTTTATTTTGACTTGAATGCATACCATGATTTCTATGATCAAACTTCAACGTATATCCATCTCTGAATGTATCAGAAGCAACTCCACTAATATCAGAATTAGAAATGGTACTACGAGCACCACTACCATCAACATAAGTTAAATCTACATTATCTACAAATTTATTATTAACTTCATCCATAAGAAGATAATTTGTTAAAGTGGAGATAGCAACAACTGTTCTTACACCAGAACCTTCGGCACCTAGATTGTTCATAAGAAGAGAATCACCAGCAACATATCCACTACCACCAGCCGTTATATCAATAGATGTGATTGCATTAGAAGCAACAGTTACTGTTGCTTGTGCTCCTGTTCCATCTCCAGTAAGAGAACTAAATCCAATTCCAGTATAAGCAAAATCAGTCAAACCAATACCAGTATTTGGTACTAATGTCATAGTAGTCGTACCAAGACTTACTGGTCCACCTGCTTTAAGAAGTCTTCCAGTATCAGTTCCTTGGAAGAACTCATGTCCTTCAGTGTAAGTTTTAGTAGTTGTTGCTATCGATACTGCTGCTCTATTTGAATATCCAACAACTGGATTTCTTTTTCTAATTTTACCTAAAGGTAACTCCGTATTATAGAAAATAACACTAGAAGGAGTATTAGTTACAAACTTTGCTTTATTGAGTTTAAACTTAAGATCTTCATACTGACTTGGAGTCCATGTTGAACTATTCTGTGATTTGAATAGTGATCCTAAGTATGGTTGTCTATTACTTACAGACTGAAGAATTAAATCCTCTTCTCCCATCCTAGTAATAAATGTTAGATACTTTTCTGTAGGAGCAATTAATACTATTGCATACTCATATCCAGATTGCAAATACACTGGTGTCTCAAATTTAAAATTAGTAACAGCACTACCATCATCTGATAGATTAACATCAGCTGAATCTATTTGAGTTTGGCCAAATGGAACAATAGTTGTAGTTGGAGTTCCATTTCTCATAGTTCTTAGCTGAACTGTTACTGGAGCAGTATTATCTTTCTTCTTAAAGAATAAATCTCCACCAGTTATGAATATTCCATCTTGGAATCTATCTCTTTCTACTAGGAATGATTGTGCAAGTGGATCATACCATCCAGTATCATGAACATCTGTTCTAACTTGATCCTCAAGAAGATTATCAGTAATTCTAGTTACAGGTTGATCAGAACCTACTTGTTTCCGTTCAATATGAGCAGATTTAATGGCTAAAGTTTGCTCAGTTGTATTTTGAGCATGTCCACTAGCAAGATAATTTGCTTCTGCAGAACTTTCACCTGGATCTAGAACTGCTGCATTTGTTGCACTAGATGTTAATCTAATTGTACTAGTACCTGTAAGGAACTTAGGATTACTTGCAATAGTAGGATCAGGAATATGTAAAGAGAAAATCAAATCTCCCTTTTCATCACTTACTAACTTGAGTTCATCAATAGTACATTCTGCACTTCCTTGCATATTAACCAAAGTCATACCCTGCTTAACCCAACCAAGATGATCAGGTGCAGTATGCATTGCAAGACCAGCAGTATCAACATTCAATACTGAACTTGTACTTGAATAACTTCCAGGAAGTGTAGTTCCAGGTAAAGGATATGGTAATATAGTTACTATATCGTCTGGTTCGTTAAACTTACCTTCTTTATGATTAGATGTTGCTGCTCTAAACCTAATACCTGCAACTCCAGAACCTGCAGGAGTAGTACTGTCTACAATATCAGCTGGTGCAAATGATCCCCTCACCATTGTTATAGGTAACAATTTGGGAATAGCATACTTAGTCATGTCAACATTTTCCATGAAGACATAATATCTTGTATTTGGTTTTAATCGTTTACCAATAACCTCAACATTCCTTGATCTAACATTATAGAGAACATCGACTCCGATAACTTTCTTACCAAGGTCTATGGTTTCTTGTCCAACAGTTAAATCAAAATTAAATGTCTTCTCAATTCCTGTTTCTTTAACAGTTTGTAAAATATCTTCATTAATAACAGTTGTAGTAATCTCTCTTCTTCCTCTTCCACGCATACTCTCCACTTCACTGGAAACTACTTCGCTGTTTATAACTTCTTCATCAATTACTTCACTTCCAGTCCAAGTTTGCTCATGAGAATTCCAATAAGATGCCCCCATTCCACCATTTTCACGATCCTCAACACCAAGAAGATCTGCAATTGCATTGAATGGTGAATCAATTCTGAATACTTCAGGGGATCCCAATGGAACTTCTTCAATCCAGAAATCAGATTCAGGATTAAGTGCGATTGTTCCTGCAAATAGTGCAATATGGAATGGATTTAAGTTCTCCGTTCTTGTTGCTAGTGGTTGATCGAGGAATTCAACTTCATCAAACTTAAGACTAACCGCAGGACCATTTCTTGTAACATTAGCATCCGCAAAATCTTCTACCCAACGATAATCTGCAGTAGATGGACTTGCTAAAGTACTAACAGTCTCAAACATCAACTTAACATTTCTTTCAGCTGATCTCGGTCTCATTTCACCAGTTGCCATATCAATATCAAACTTAGACTCACCAGTTAAATTATGAGATGCATGATTTCTAAAGTTATCTACAAAGAAACCAGACTTAAATTTATCTAATCCAGTATTAGGATCTTTGATTGACAAATTCTTAGTATCAGTCTCAAGAAGAGAAAGCGTAGTATATGTTTCGAGATTCTTAATTCTACTTTCAAGACCACCAATATCTTTCATGGTGTATCTCTTATGTGGAATTGTTTTTACTGCACTTTCAGCAGTAGCATTGCGAATATATGGTTCCAATGAAATGACAGCAATTTCCATTGCTTCATCATTTGGTAATGGTGTTTTTGGTCTATCAGCTGGACTCCCTTTCTTAACTTCAAATAATCCATCTTTTGTTAAGTATAATCTATCAATTCTTCCTTGATAGTAACTATAGTCAACAACAACACTTTTATTAGAAACTACTGTTTCTGAAGTAGAAGTGGAAAAGTTTCTACTCGCAAATGAGAATGGTGAATCTCCACTACTTGTGTTGTATGCTGTAACCCTTGGTCTTAAATCAAGAAAATCTGATGCCCAACTATCAATAACAAATGGCAATTCTGTTGAATAATCTAATCCAGTATAACTATTAACTGTTTCTAGAGTTCCAGTACCTTCATTATTTGTATAATGATCATAAATTATTCTCAATCTTCTTGAAGGTGCTGCAATGCCTTTCTTTCTTACTATTCTTGAATAATCAGCAAATTCTTCTCTATGCCCATCATCCAACTTATAGTTGTTAACTATATTTGTATCACCTTTAACTAAAGCAGAAATTGTTGCTAAAATACCAGCAGTTTTTAATGTAAATGATTCACCAACTTCAAACGTATTTTCGTTTTCATAAACAAATTGCAACTGTGTACCACTGACAATGGACACTACACGACCAACGGCACCAGAAGTAGCACCTATAAACTCTTCACCAACAAGTACGTTATTAGTAAATGTATCAGATTGTGTTGATACTGATACAGATGGTAGATCAGGATCAGTTCCATCGGTAGATTCAAATATTCCTAATATTCTACTCACATCTGGAACATTCAATGAAATCTCTTCATCTTGTACTCTCGTTCCGTAAACAGCATTCACAGTTAATCCATCATTTTTAGTAAAGGTTGTAATACCAGATGAAGTATCATTTGATCTTGTAATAATAAGATTAGCACATCTTACTAAATCTTTATCCTTAGATGAAAGTTTACTTCTTCTTACTGAAGCAGTAAGAGTTGCTGTTCCTGTTTTTGAAAGAGTTTTTATTTCAAGTTCTTTAGAATTTGCACTAATTGTAACTTGAGACTCCCTAACTATTTCCTTTTCTCCAGTACTCCAAGTTAAAGTATAGTTTTGTTCTGTAAATGGTTCAAAGTATAGATCGGAATTATCAGAAAGAGCACTTATCTGAAAAGTGTGAGAAGCAACTGAACTAATAGTAACATTAGTAAATTGCTTTCTTACAATATAAGAACTATCAAGAATATTAATAGATGACACATAATTATGTGGCAATTTCATTCTAAATCCAGGATCATCTCCTTGCTTAATGGAAGGGATAAGAACATCTACACCAGTTGGGGTTGTACCACCTGCCAAGACTCCACTACATACTCCATCAACATTGGATACTGCTTCGATAACAAGAGCAGTTTGATTGACAGTTGTTACTCTATTGTATACAGGAAGTCCAGTGCTAAGATTATAAGATATTATATCACCAACTTTAACAAGTCCTCTAAAGTCTGATACACCACCACTTTGGACAGCACTTCCTGAAAAACTAAATTCAATTCCTTCGTTAAATGTACCTTTTTTACGATCTAATAATAAATTAGCAGCAAAAGTAGAAGTTCCAGCACCAATACCAGCCTCACTATTAAGTGCCTTTATATTATCAAATGACCAATCAGTAACTTCAGTAATATTATTACCAGTATCATTTCCATTAATTAAAATCGGTTCATTTAACTGGAATTGTCCAGTAACATCACTCATAACGAGTAATTGAGTATCCGTACTTGCAGCTGTTGCAAATCCAACAGATCCACTGTATTTTCCTTTAATCTGTGCGCTATTTGGCACAGATGCTATGGTTGCACCCAATGATACCTTTGTGTGGGTCTGAATGTCATATAGACGTGCCTCATGAGTGGTTGTAGAAACTCCAGATATACTCTTCTGATTAAAATCAAATATCCTTGCATGTCCAACAACAATAGAATCTCTATGTGCTTCTCCATTATCCTTACATCTTCTATCAAGTAATTTTACACTTGTAGAGAATCCAATAGTAGGTGATCCCCAAACATTCTCAAGATCAACATAATTTCCAATTCTTATAGGAGTACTTGCATTCTCCTTTAACTTGGTCGTTCTTGGCTTAACGACATCAATAGACGAAGTAGATATTTTATCGACCTCATAACCCCTTACATACGCCTTTCCTGGTGATACTTGAAGCGATAGTATATCATCCGATGGTGTATTTCCATTCTGAGTCTGTTGATTGGAGAAATATATTCCTCTATTTCCAACTCTATCGTTTAACGATTCTCTTACATCAATAGAAAAAGGTTTAACATAATAATCTCCTGACTCATCATATGTCCTTCTCGCAAGTTCATCTGCAATAATATTATACTGTGTTCTAGTTACAATATTCCTTACAATTCCATTTTCGACACGTAATAATTCAATAAAGTCTAAATCATTTTTATCTGTGAGTGCTTTTTTGTGTAAAGTAGCAGAGATTTTAAATCTATCAGCACCAGGAGCAGCCTCATTAGAAAATCCTTTAGCATTATCATAAAGATCTGAATTTACAGATGATGCACGTACTATTTCTTCATTGATAAGTAAACCAACCCTATAACTAGGCAAATTAGTATATTGATCCAAAATTACAGTAGAATTTGGAACTTTAACGAAATATCCTCTAATAAAGAATATACCCTCACTAACCGAGAAAGAGCACCCAGTTTTAGAAGCTTCAGATATAATACATCTAGCAAATTGACTATTAGCACCAATACTTGTATTTAAAAATGAAATATCTGACAAAGTAACTAAATTTTCTCCATCTTGGAATGTCTTAGTAACTCCATCACGTCCAGATTTTGAATATTTTACATATAATGTATCATAACCATCAGTAGATTCAGGTGCAGTTAATCTATTAACTACAGTCGCTCTTACTCCAGAAGTTTCTCCTTCTATTTCTATATTATTATCTACAAGGAATTTTGTATAATTAAAGACTGGTATATTAAGAAAATTTGGATCTATCTTTACCGCAAAATAATTGTCATCATAAAATGTCCCACCAGGAATTACTATCGAACCTTCTTTAAAGAAATGTTGACCAAATCTTTCTATCTGATTCTGAAGAATTGATTGTAGAGTTGTTAATTCTCTCGCTTGAAGTGGAAATCCAGGTTTGAATAGAACTTTATTATAGTTCTTGTCTTCATTAAAATCATCAAAATATGGAGAGACATTTAAATTAGTATTCTGTGTCATTTTTTAGAACTCTACTACGATTTTTACTTCTTCTTTTTGTGAGGAAGACCTGGTGACTGACGACCTATTATCAATATAGATTATATCTCCAGAATATTTTTTAACGTCTGGGGGTGCTTTACCATCAACAAATGTTTGTCCTAAATCAACATCTTTTCCACCAACTTTGATAGAACTTACATTATCAAAAGTAATATCAGGCCAAAGATTTCCACCAGTACCACCATTAACTGTTGCTGCTACTCCAACAAAATCCAATTTCTTATAAGAATATTGAGATAAAGTTGAAAAACCAACTGGTTGATAGTATCTTAAAATTCCAGTATCTGGATTCCAAGATGCAACATAACCAACTGCTGTAGAACCAACTCCGACTGTCTGAGTAATTTGAGCATTCTTGACAAATGTAACATCATCAGTTCTCGCTGTACCAGGAGAAGGTGCAAGTTTCAATGCGCCAAGATTAGTGGCAGTCGTACTATTTAGTAGCTGTGTTCCACCGTATACAAGAGGATTTTTAACTAATCCAACACGAGAAAAATCATTACCAACAACATAATCTGGAGCATCTGCAACATTATTATCATACTTAGAATATATCATAACCTTATAACCACCAAGTTCACGATATATGTCTGAACCATGTCCACCCTTTGGTGGAATTATAATTTCAAATTCTCCACCTGAACCACCTGACACTTGTTTATTGTCACCACCTGCTACTTTATCTTCAAATCTAACTACTCCATAAGTATAACCACTTCCACCTGCTACCATTTCAACACTCTCAATAGAACCACTATTAAGTTTTACTTGAACTTGGCCACCAGATCCATCACCAACAATAGGTATATTTGAAATAGTTCCACTTGAATCATTTGTACCAGATTCTTTGACAGCATATCCACTACCAATTTTTTTAAGTACAACTGATTCGACCTTTCCATCTATTGCAGCATTCTTAATTGTTGCCGTTGTTGTATCACCCCATTGTTTAGGAAGAGGAATATACTTATTGGTAGCAAATTTAACTATGTCTGAAGGAGCAATAGTAAAAAGATATTTCCACCAATATCCATCAGATCCATTTCCTGCTTGTTGCCTTGCGGTATCTACAAAATTTGGTTCATATTGTGATTTTTGTCCGAGTGGGAAATCTACATTAGATCCATTGTCTAGACAAAGGTAAACCTTATACTCCGAATTAACAACATAATAATTAGATTCATATAACGTTGATGTTTTTGTTTGTGGTGTTTTATTATTAATCTCATAATTATTCCGATACATGTCATAAGTTGTACCAGATTGCCAATCAACTCTCTTAACTACCCTTCTTACATCATTCTCAGTTACCTTCTTCAAAAAGAGCATACTATCATAGTATAGATTTTCTTGATCGAAGTTATCTTTAGGGTCAGGAATCTTAGTATCCCAATCAGCATCTCCATATTTTGGAACATTAACGTTCTTAGGATTTGGATGACCTAAAAATGTGTAATAGTTGTTATTACCTGTGGTACCAATACCTACAAAACTGTCAACGAACGTTTCAGCATTCAGTATTCTGTATTGGTCAGTTATTATTGCTGGCATTGCTAGTGTTTTTTTGAATATTTATACCAGGTTAAGTATACTTAACTTTTAATTGAACATCTCGTATAACTTGAGCAGAAGTTTGGATTCCAATTAAACCATTCTGATTATGGAATGTATATGATTTTGCACCAGATCCTCTACTACCAGTCAAAGAACCCCAACTATAGGATCCACACCTTACAATATCTGATATTATAGATGTATCTATACCAGATAAAGAAGTAATATTAGCAAAAACTCTTAGAGTTGTTGCTCCCATACCAACTACATCAGCTGCATAATATACATTATCTAAGAAAGTATTTCCAACTGAAACTACTTCACTTGTATGTGTCACAATACCAGTTACTCCAGGTCCAATATGGGTATCTCTTATTGTGAAATATCCACCAGTACCAATTCCTGGTATTTTAAGTTGATTAGCATTAGGAGAATCCGCAAATATTTCAGAAGCAACTTTAAGATCAAAATAAAGTGCAGGTGAAGTAGTAGTACCTATTCCTACTGCGCTTGTTCCAATACCAACAACTGTTCCATAGTCACCTTTATATTCAACCTTTTCAATTACTTCGGATTTTGCAATTGTTCCTAATCCAACTATCCGAACATTATTAACATCTTGATCTAATTCATCTACATGATCATATAACCAAGAATCTTCAATCCATATTATATTATCACTATTGGAAACTGATTTAATAATTCCAGAAGTTGGATATATTTGTGGTTCTAAGTAATTTCTTTCTTTAGATATTCTTACACCATCAATAAGCATATCCTTTGTCTGCTTCCTCCACATTGTTGGTCTTCTTGCAGCAGGATCAGTGACAATACCAATACCAGAGTATGTTTGTGTTTCTACAGTATCAGCAGCAATTAACTCATAAATTATTCTATTATCCTGTTCAGGAATTCTTCCATTAGTTATGGTATTAATACCAGCTTGAAGTTTCAATTCATCACCTGGTTTAACAGTCTCATCAACATCTACTTCGGCATAATCCAAATCCGAACCAGCATATAGATAGAATTTGAACTTACTTCCACGTTTTGGTGCTTCTTTGAACGTTATTCTTGTTCCACCATTAAATTCATAATCCTTGTCAGGTATTTGTAAAATATCATTCAAGAATAAGAACAAATTATTTGCAAGAATAATTCCAGAACCCTCTTTCGCAACAACACTATAATACTCCTTACCAGCAGCACCTGTGCGAGTAATTAAGAATGCTTTTCTATATCCATTAAACAAATTACTAAAATCATCCAATTCAATTAATTCACCAAAGCACCAACCAGCAAATTTATCTTGATATTTGTTCCTGATTGTTATGTTGAATCTACTTGTAGCAATACCTGCTTGGAATGGAAGATTAATGATTTCTAATTGTTCACCAATTTCATAGCCCATACCACGATTAGAAAGTTTAAAATCAACTATACTACCACCAGTTCCAACAACAACATCAACAGCAGCACCTGATCCAGTTCCACCAGATAATGAAATATTTTTATATGGTTTTGGTGTATCAACCACAGCAAAACCAGTAGAACCACCTATACCAGTTGATGTGTATCCAGTACCTGCATTTGTTATATTAACCCAAGAAACTGATCCATCTGTTATGTGGGTAGTAAGAACTGCATCATCACCAGAACCAACTCCAACAAAAACTGTAACTGTATCTGTAGTAGTTGCCAAAATAGCAGTTGCAACACCAGCAACAGGGTCAGTTGTTCTTGGATAAGTATGATTTGTGGTATAGTTATCTCTAGAACAACTCATTGTTATAGAGTTATTAGCAAACTGAACAGTATTTGAAGTAGTAAGAGTATGACCTGGTATAGTTAATACCATCATACCAGTTGTCGATGTATATTCCGCATTTGTTGGTGTTAATGATCCATTTACTGCATTATTTGATGCAGATACGAAACTATGAGAGAAATGTCTATCAGTAGAAGCAATGGAAACCATTGGAGCACTAAGATAACCAGAACCACCAGTCAATATTCCTACTGTAGAAATTGTTCCTGTATTACTGTTAATAACAACATCCAAAAGTGCTTGCCTTGGTAATTGATATCCACTACCTATTCCAACATCAAATTCATTAATTATACCACCTTTAGGAAGATCCTTATTTGCAGATGTTCCAGTGAAATCAATTGTCTTACCAGTACCAACTAATGAATAATCTGAACTCGATTCTCCACTAAGTTCATCCACATCTGGTCTTTGGAAGATATTGTTAACCAATACCATACCAAAACTACTAGTTATTCCAGACATTTCTGCACCGTTAGTAGTTAAATCAAACTTATCAGTTGCACCATCAAAACGATCAGATATATCATCCATTATCTTATTAGAAGTATAATCTAATCTATAGTATGATCTTCCAGCAAACGTGGATTGACTCGTTAATGATCCAATACCAGCAGGGCCATAAGGAGCATCAGAAAAATAGATATTACCATTTTCTATCTTATAATCACCTTTAATGACAGTTACTGCTGCACCGACAGTATGTGCTGCAGCAACGGTTCCCATCTGTCCTCGAAGAACATCCAATTCCCTTGCAGATCCAACACCCACTAAACTAACTTTAAATATCTCCTGATCAATATTGATTAAAGATTTACCAGAAATATCGGCAGCACTATTCAAATAAACAAAATTAGTATTAATACCAACTGGTCCAGTTAAATTAACATTAATTGCAGTAGTTATTGCAATTGGACTTTGAATAATATTATCAACAGTTATTACACTTCTAATTGAAGCATTTTCAGTAGGAACTTGCAAATTGTGTATAGTTCCAATACCACTAACTGTAGTGAATGTAACAGCAGTACCAGCAGTGGCAAATGTACGAGCAACCGCTACCTGAAACTTATCATCTGTTATCTTAATTGCATAAACATCTGTGGGTAATATATTTGTTGATCCAACTCCTGGAACAGTTGTTGTATCAATACCAATTGGTCCAGTATGTTGGGTATAACGCAAACGTTCTCCAGTATTAAACTCATGTCTAGGAATAGTAACTTCATGTGTAGTGGTATCAATACCAGTTACAGGATTGAAATTTTTATAGAATAATCTATCACCACCAGTATATACAGCAAAGGTGCTTAATCCAATAATTCCACCACCAACAGAAGTTGTAATACCATTAAATTGTGAACTAATATCATCTATTAATAAAACTTTATTAGTTCTTGACTCATTATACTTTGTAATTATTCTATTTTCAAATTTAACAATTTTTGATAAACTTGAATCATTCGTTTCTTCTGTAACATCATCATAATACCATCTTTCCCATACTGATGCTTCAGCATCAAGTGTTACATTTAAAAATAAATCTGAATCAACCTTTGTGCTTAATTGACTAACTGAAGTAATTCCTAAATTAGAGAATCCTTTAAATCCAGCAGTATGACTTAAACTACTAACTGGATCTTTCCATGTTAGATATGGGATATTCTCACCTTTAATTGCATAAGAGAATCTTTGATAATAATCATTATCATGAAGTCTTTGTCTATCTAAATTTAATTTCCCAATATCATCTTTCCATTTATTGATATTTTCAACTGTACTACTAACATCTAAATTAAAATCAAATGAGAAAACTGCACCAATACCTGCTTTATTATTACTTACATCACCAACTATTCTATCATTTTTATTAAATTCTCCAGTTACACTGTATAATTTTAAAGTTTGAGCTTCAGGATCCCAACCATTTTTAGCAACATAACCAAATATATTTTTATTTGGAACTCTAACAATTTCATTTTCATAGAATGAAGTTTTTTCAAAAGTTGGAGAATAAGATGCTAAATCGTTTACGTTTACAACTCTACCAAAATTACTTACACTCCTATCATAAGTTCCTCCAGTACTTCCAATACCAGCAATAGAATATGCTATACTTTCCGTTCCACCAGTAGTATTAATTGCAGTAAGAGTGAAATACTTATATTCATAATCACTAGAATTATATCCATCAGCATCAGCCTCTGTTACTTTTATATTCTCAACAAAAACTCTATCACCAACAGCAAATGGGAATGGATTATCTGAATCAAATCCATCAACTGGTCCTCTTATTTCCAAAGTAACTATTTGAGTTGAATTGGTTATAGCACCTATAACCTGAACACCATTGGAATTAACAGTAGGAACAATTCTCAATGAATCAGACAAACCACTATCATTTGAAAGTATATCAACACTATCAACTGAATTTCCAACTAAATTGGTTCTTGTTACAATAGAAGGTTTATCAATAGCAATAGTTACTGGAGCTGAAGTATAATTTGTTCCTCCAGTTGTCACACCAATTGATTTTAATGTAAATACATCCTTCAATTCCAATATTATGTTACTATCAGCCTTTGGTGGAATTGTCTTATCTCTAGAAAATTCTAATCCTTGATTATAAACCGTAGTATCGTTTACCTTTCCTATATCAAGGGATTCAACTGTAAATAATGCATTTTTACCAGTAGTTGTTCCTATAGAAGTTATAATTGGTAATTTATTTACTTTTTCACCATTACTAACAATCTTAATTGAATAGATTCCACCCATTACAGAACTAGAATCTGTTGCATAGAATGCACTTGTAATTCCAAGATTATTGTATAATGTAGTTTCTCCACTACCAACCATATTAAATGTGAAAGTAGTATTTGCTACTCCAGTAATTCTATGAATTTTATTAAATTTGGATTCTACTACTTCAATTTCTGAGGATCTTACAACATCGCTTTCGACAGCAGATGGATAAGTTTTAGTATAATTTAAATCTTTTCCCTCAATTCTATAATATAACTTATTTGAAATAGAACTCCCAAGAGAAACATTAATCTTGGCAGTTAATCCATCACCAATTGTTCCTGTTCTAGTAATTAAACCAGAATCATATCTAGTTTTAAAGTTTTCATCACTATAAAAAGCAATATCGTATCCATCTAAACTAGTATCTGATACTAAAAATTCAGCTGTATTTCCTTCATATAATTCTATTCTTGGATTTATTTTAGTAAATGTATGAGGATCTCCACCAGTAATTCCTATTCCAATATAATTGTATGGGAATAAGTTAACATCATACTTTGTTTCCGCAAGACGTATAGTGTTATCTGATTCATCTATAACATGATAAATTCCATCATCAACTAATGGTGTAGCAGGAGTTGATGAATTATAAACAACCATATCTCCTGTATTGAAATTATGGTCTGTAATTGTAATTTCATCTGTAATTGTTCCAATTCCTGTAGATGCAATAGTAACTGGATTTACGACTAATTTTCTAATATCACTATTGAATCTAAGATCAATAATTTGTGCTTTATTTGGTGAAATATCTAATCTCACATTATCATTAACTACCAATGAATGATTAGAATCAGTAGTTACTGTTGCACTTACTTTCTTGAAACGACCATTAACGTTGTTAGTAACAAGTTCTAAACTATTATTATCTCCACCAGTATTTTGAACTACAGTAAACCAACTATGTGTTGTGGTATAATTTGCTTTTTGTGTAGATAGACCAATAAATTCATCACTAAGTTTTACACAATATAAATTTCCATAAGTAGATAAATCGACAGCAGGTGTTAATGCATCTGTCCCTGAAACAAATATAGTAGATCCAACCGAAACAAATGATAAAAGATCACCAGTTTTGAACTTATGATTTGGTAGATATATTGATCTTGGTGGTATAGATTTCTTAATAGCAACACTACCAGCATATCCAACTACAACATCTGTATAAACACTACCAAGTCCTACAGATTTTGCTCCTTCAAAATATTGAATTTTGGGGAATTCTATGTTTTTATTCTCTAATTTTTCTGGAATATCATACGTAAATTCCTTTTCAAGTCTATAAACAATTGCTCCAGAACCATGTCCAGATGCAGTAGTTCCATTATATCCCCTAGTAACTCTATATCTGTTATTATAATCATCATGTGCAATAACTTGTAATTGTTCAGATTCTACTTGAACTACATCGTTAATATTAAATTTATTACTGAGTGTTGAATCATGTAATGAAATAAAAGTAGTTACTCCAGAATTGACCATAGAAGAAGACAATCCAGAAGTTACTGAAGAAACACCAATTTCTCTAAATCCCTCTACATTTGTATAAAGAGAAGATGTTATACCCGAAATTTCGATAATATCTCTATTAGTAAGGCCATGTGGAAGAGTAGAGAGTCCTGTAACTTTACCATCAACTATAGAGAATTTTAAATCATCATTAATGGTATCGGATGTCTCTACAGATACGATATTTTTACCATAAACTTCATCAATACTTGCAGAAATACTCTTATTATTAAATTCTATTAATTCTCCAGATTTATAAGATTCTCCACCATCATTTACAATAATTTTTGAAATTTTTCCAGAATTTAGAGAATCTACTCTAATTTCTGCATCTGAATCCAAAGAATCACTTAATAATGGATATGTTTTAAATTTATCATTTAATCCAAAATGTGTTATATTTCTCTTATACTTTCCACTATTCAAAAACTCATCAGATTGATCCATTAAAACATCATAATTAAATAAATCTGTTTTATTACGATGTTTTTTAGTTATATAAGGAAATGTTGGGACACTATTTGGTGTTAAAGTTTTATCAATAGTACTAAAATAAGCATATGTTCCATTTGGATATTCTGGAGTTTTTACAAATTTACCATTATATTCATCTAAATCTCCACTAGCATCATAAACATAATCCTGAATAAAAGATCCAGGTGAATAATTGGAAGTTGATGGTCTTAATCCACTATCACTAACAGGATCTTTAACATAACTGGATTGCATATAAGTAAGTCCAATACCAACTTCTCCAACTGGTCCATAAATTGGATTTCCATCATATGCCCAACCAATAATTTTGGAATGTGAAGTTGGTGTTTTTTCCTTTAAAACACCAGAAATATCTTCAATATCATCACCTAGAAGTTGTCTATAATAATTTCCTGCATAGAAAGAACAAATTTTATTCTCTTTAAATACATTTTGAGTTCCAATTTGTATAATATCCTTATAATCTGGATTACTTAAAAGATATGAGTATTGTGAAACATTATTCAATTTCCATCCATATACATTTGCACCAAATTTAGCATCTTTTCCAGCTGGAACAACGGTAATAATTGTATTATTAACATCATAATTTACACCTGCATTTATAATATCAACACCAGTTATCTCACCATTGGCAACAATTGCTCTCAATTTAGCAAACTGACCAGAAGTTTTACCTGTTTCACTAACTCTAAGTTCAGGTGGAGTAGAATATTCACTACCCTTATTCAATATCAAAACATTAGTAATCTTACCAGTACTATCAACAAATGGTTGTAAATTTGCATTCTTTCCTGTCAATAATTTAATTTTTGGTCCACGAGCATAATTAATGATATCATCTACACCATAAGATGATCCTCCAGATTCAACAAATACATTTGAAACACTACCTTTTACTTCAGCATATGCAATAGCATTATAATATGATTCTATTGTTGTAGTTGTTCCAATACCAACTCCACCATCAATATTAACTGCAATATCTGGATATTTGAATGTATGAGTACCAACTCCAACACTATTCAAATCAATAAAAATATTTCTATCATAATTTGTTTCATTACTACTCAATTTAAATCTATTTTCATCAATAAGAGTTACATAATAATCTCCTGCAGTCAATCCACTAATTACTGTGTTAGAACTAGAATAACTTACAATATCTTTATTTTGGAAATTATGATTCTTTGCATAAACATAATTATCAAAAGTATTAATTCCGACATATGTTTTAAATAAATCTATTACATCTACTGATGGATATACTTGAGATTGAACGGTAACTTTTCTATTAGAATAAGATGAACCAGGATCATTAATAATAATTCTATCAACTATATTCCTAATTTTTGTAGATTTAAACTCATGCGTTGTATTTCCATACTGATTAAAATGTATTAAATTTATCTTATTAAGAGCATCTGCTCTAGATATTGCTAATCCAAAGGAATTTGTTGAATGTTTAGCAATATAATAAGTTGTCCCAGATGCCAATCTATCAGTCGCAAAACCAACTTGGGTGCTTCCTATACCAATTGGTGTTCCATAGGCAGTATAGGTTACCTGCTCCCCATCTAAGAACTTATGTGATGTATCAATCCTACCAGGATCAGTTAATTGTACATCAAAATCAGTAAATGTTTCAGAATGGGTATATCCCTTCATCTTGGCTTCACATATTGCACCAGATCCATTTCCCCCAGTTATGGAAACTACTGGAGTTTCAACATAGTCAAATCCCTTTGAAGTTAACACAATATCAGAAATACTTCCTGAGAAATTTACATTAATTGATGCTCCAGTACCATAAGTATCAGCAATTGACACATTTGGTGGATTTATTATGTCATAATCTTGACCTTCATTTAAAATATCAACATCAGTAACAGGACCATAATACACAGAATCATTAGATATTGGAGAATGTAGTTCTACTCCATTCAAAGATACTCCAATTGGTCCAGTAATATCTGAATTATTATCTACTAATTTTGGTGATTTTAATATTCTCTTAAAATTATCTTGATTTTTTAAATTACCAGTTTTATATAAGTTTGCTGGTGTAACAGTATGAATTCCACTTGCTGATTCTCCATTAAATTTAATAGGTTCAGTAATTCCTGCATATAAAGTAGAAAGATTCACACATAATTGAATATTTTTAACATCAACTAACTTAACATAGTAATATCCACTAGAAAATATAGTGTTTGTATCATCAACAACTCCTTCTGTACCAATACCAATATAAATTTTTTCACCGTTATAAAAATTATGATCATTTACGAAACTTATAGTAGATGTATTCGTTGATACTCCACTCGAAGTGAAAGTTTGTGATCCATTTGTTGTTTCAGCATCAAATGAAGGATAACCAGAAAATGCTACATACGTATTCTTATCATCATCTACAAATGTATTCTGGATATTTGAAAGTAGAGAAGGTATTCCATATTTGGAATTAACATAATTTATTTTTTTTCTAATAACATATCTTCCATTAACATTAACAGTATTATTACTAATTTTAAGTTGATAATCACCTACAACATCACTAACAATATCTTCTGATACTACAGTTCCCAATGTATCCTTATACAAAACATCAACTATATCTCCATTTTTAAGAAAATGCTTTTCATTTGTTTTGAAGGTATTGTTTGATATATTTTCTTCTACATCAATGTATGAAATGTTATTATAGAACCAACTTTCAAATTTAGGATCATTTGGATCAACCTTTTCCCCCAAATACTTTACGGTAATTGCATCATCATTAGCAAAAAACTTAGTATCTGCATCAGATGCACCAGAAATTGATCCAGTGACTCTCATTTGACATAATTTAGTCAAATCATTATCTTCATAACCAAAAATGAAAGTTTCATCAATAATTGAATCGTTTTCCTTCAATACAGTACTAATTCCAACACATCCAAAGAATTGATTACTCGATTTTGACTCATATGATGCAGAAGTATAAACATTATCAGCATTCAAATAGTAAAATGTCCCTACGGTAGAGAATCCAACTGTAGAATCAACAGTTGTTACTGATGTAGTAGATGCAGTTCCAATAACTTTTGTTTTTCCACCTACTTTAAATGTACTATTAAGAGATCCTCTAGAAAATTTAAGTTGATAATATTTCTTATTATTCAAAAATACCTGTTGGACATTAGCAACTGCCCCCGATGCAGTAGGATTAGCAGTTGAATCTTGAAATATCTTTGATCCAACCAATTTTAATGGATCACCTGATATAGCCTCGACCACCATATCCTCTGTAACATTCCATTCTGCCTCAGATGGTATAAGAGTCTCATTAAAAGGTTTGACTATCTCTACTTGCTCTCCATATAGAGCCTGGAAGAGAATTTCCAATGCAGTGTCAGTTCCTTTTGAACTATAAAAATCTTTTGCTCTAGAGAGTATATTTTCTAACGCAATACCTTGTTTAAAACTCCTTCCTTCCAATCCTGGTAAGAATTGATACTTATGTTTCTTATAAAATTCAACTAAAAATAAGAAACTTAAATTAACTACAAGAGTCCCTGCATCATGAAGAGAAGAATTAGTTTCACTAAATGTTAAAAATTCTGGATTACCTGCGGTTTCTATTGCATCTATACCACTAAAACCACGTTTACATCCAGTAAAAGAAGTAGCAGTTTTTCCAGTATATGTAATAATTTCATCATCAATTTTTAATAAACCCCATTTATCTGGAAATCCAGTGGTTTGATTAACGTAAATTACATCATCATATGCGTATGCTTCAGCAGCAACAACTACTGGAGAAGAAGGAACAGTACTTCCTGGAGCAGGAACAGTTTGTGCTTCAACAGTAGCAATATCAGATAAAGTCGATATTTTTTTAATTGATTCTAAATTATCGGCAAGATAAGTCGTACCATATTCATGTTCTTCAGATGCATAATATTGTTCTAAGAATTCTTTAAATAAAGAACCATCATCCAGAATAAAATCTGGAATCTGGCTATTAAGAATATTCGAGATTTTTACTTTTTTATCAGGCATTTCTTATCTTGTATATTTTTTACTGCTAATGAAACTTGATGGTGGAATATAATTGGTTCCAGATTTATTAGAACCAGAAACAATAACATCTTCCAATAAGGTCAATTTACTGTTTCCTGTAGTATCTAGCACAATATAAAGACTCTCTTTTGCGACAATATCATTTGATTCAGGAGTTACTTCTACTTCAATCCTTTCAGTTAAGGTTGTAGATGTAATTGTAAGTGGGAAAAGTATAATTTCACCCTTGGTATAGTTAACTGTACCAGCATTATTATTAATATAATTTATTGTAGAATTATTATAAGTAAAGAATTTGATAACTCCTGTTTTTCCATCTGCATTTGGTAAATCAGTTATAAAAACATCACCATCAACACCATCAATTTTAAATGCAGAAGATCTTATGTTAAATCCTTCCAAATCAGCATGGAATTGATTAGCATAACACAACTCGTAAGTAGCAAGCTGATTATATGCAGGAACCATATTTCTTCTCATTATGATTTTTGTAATGTTAGAAGTGATTCCAGTGTCAACATTATCAATCTGAGAAAGTAATTTACTATACTTTAAACGTCCACCGAATGAATTAATATCGGCAGATGTGGCATATTTTTGAATTGAAGATATAATTCTTGAATTTAAATCAAGACTATTAGAGATAAACCCTGAATCATACGATACAGTAGAGTCATATTCAACGTAAAGATACTTAAGATCAATAAATTCTTGTTTAATTCCTGCAACTGTATACTTTTTCAAGTCATTTTTAATCGAATCTTTAGCAACATCCGATAAAACTTCACCGTTTTTAGGTTTTACAGTCACATAAACCTTTCCAAATTGTGGTGGATCCAACTCTTCACCACCATATGCACTCACAGAGTCAATATTTGGGTATAAAAATGGTATCAATCCAATGTAATCATGCGATGTAACTGCTCTATATTGGGATGCATAGACCCTTGGAGCAAGATATTTAATACTGTCTATAGATTCTATTTCATCACCGTTTTCAGACGCTTGTGTAGTGGTTATAAGAGAGATACCTTGAGTAATATCTGTCTCTACACCACCAAAAAGATAGGTTAAACGACCAGCAAAAGTGAAATTTGCTGCTCCATTACCAGCAGATCCATTATTAACGATATAAGTTGCTGTAATTTCGTCTAACGCTTTTGGTTTTTTACCTAAAATATTGTCTCCAAACAAAATTTGGTACTTTTCGTCCTCAATTTCTTGTGTAAGGAATAATCTTGATGATGCATCTACATCAAAAATGTTTGAATAGGACTCAAAATTCTCATTTCCAACAGTAACACGTATTGTTGATGCATCTACGTTGGCATTTGGGATAATATACTTCTGATTTGGTAAAGAATCGTTAACTATCCACTTCTTTTCTAAGAAATTGCCTTCATAAATTGAAATATTTGAGAAAGTTGCAATTCCATTACTGTTTGGAGTGACTGTTATGTCCTCTGGAACCGAAAATATGTAATTTCCATTCTCAACTGAACCTAAAGCTACAAGTCCAGCATTCAATTTAACACTTCTCGCTGATATTCCATTTACATTTACTGTAAAACTAACTGTTGCAACCGCAGATTTCTTAGAACGAGGTACAAAACCAATATTTCGTGCTAATGATACTACATTCTCTCTTAATGTAGCACTATCAATGAACGATTCATTGACTGCCATGTTAGTATTATAGGCAGTAATGTAAGAATTATACGCTAAAGTATCGATTAATATAGAAAAGTT